TCATCGTGTAATATTCCCATGTAGCGTCTGTTGAACGTTGCATGATTGTAACAGCTTTTCCAGTCTTTTTCATACTACGATTATATCACATTTTAGATAATAAAAAAAGCACCTTTTTTAATTAGTGCTTAATCCTACTCTACGCAATTCACGTTTAATTTGAGGAACAACTAAGTCAGGGTTAGAACCATTAACATTAATCGTAACTTGATTAGAGGTTGTTGGTGTAGATGTTCCAGCAGTAGCCAATGAACCACTAGCCAATCCGACGCTTGGTAACGTGATATTACTCATTGAACCAGTCAATTGGTCTTTCAAGGTCTGCGCGTGGCTTGCTATAAACCCATCTTGGCTTGTCATACCTACTGCGATACCTTGAGGGATATATCTACCAACCATATCTCTCATCACACGACTTGGCGAATGAATACCAAGCAACGAACGTATCTTCTTAGGTATCATATCTGTAAGAGCATCAATAGCTGATGTAACTGCACCCCATGCTCCTCTGATACCACTAGCAATGCCATCAACAATGTTCTTACCAATATCAGCCACATTACCAATAGCTTTACTAATAGCATCGAACACACCAGAGAAATGACTACCAATCTTACCAGCTACACCAGTTACGGAGTTGATAATACCCGATACCATTCTACCTGCAAATCCGATAATACCATTAAATGTGTTGGCTATTCCACTACCGACAACAGCTAGACCAGCACCCATGTCCCTGAATACGGTAGCAATATTATTAACTACTCCAGATAATGAGCTAAATAGTCGTGAACCAAAACTTATAATTCCACCAAATACACTACCTACAACATTACCGACAATACCTAAGACACCATTAAACCCAGCAAATTGTCCCATCAATTGACCAATGAAACCAGCCACAGTAACAAATATAGGAGCTAATGCTTGAATAACCGAACCCACAAATTGAATCACAGGCGTTAATATTTTAGCAACAGTAGCCAAAACATTAAATGCTGTTGTTAGAGCACCCATAACACCAGAAACAAATCCGCCCAAGAATGCGCCTAATACTTGAAATACAGGCATAAGACTTGAAGCAATTACACTCACAATTGGCTGAACAGCATTCCATAAATTAACAAAAGCATTTAATAATGGTTGTATAGCTGGTATAACATAATCCAAGAATGTTTGAAATCCTGCTTGTAATGCCGGTATAATAGCATTAGCCAAATTAACCAAACCGTCGAAGTGTAAACTAGAAAATGCCGTCACAAGAGCTGGAACAAGTGTTTGAACCAAACTAGTTAATGGGTCAAGATTTAAGTCTGGCAATTTTAAGTTTGCAAAAGCACTCGTGACATTACTTAAATCAATATTAGCAAAAGCATTACTAATATTACTACTTCGTTCTTGTATGCCAGCCACTAAGCTACCAAGGGGTGTAGCGACATCTTGAGCCTGTTTCCCTATTCCTTGTAAACCATCGCCGAAAGCCTTAGTTAAATTAGGAACTGCATTAGCTACCGCAGTCATTCCATCAGTAATTGGCTTTTTGAATTGATTAAGGAACCCCAGACCAGCCGTTACAAAAGAAGCCTGTAAATTACCAAACGCACCCTCAAACGTAGAGGTTGAAGTGGCAGCTTTCTTAGCTACGTCTGTCATACCTAAGTCCATAATTGCTTGGTTAAACTCATCAGCCGTGATTTGACCATTAGCCATGGCGTCTCTGAAATTACCAGTAAATGCGCCGTTCTTCTTCATGGCTTCTTGTAACTTACCTGAAGCACCTGGAATAGCATCCGCTAATTGATTCCAGTTTTCTGTGGTTAGTTTTCCTGCTCCTGCGGTTTGGGTTAATACCATGGCTACTGATTTAAAAGTATCAGCATTACCACCAGCCACAGCATTAAGATTACCAGAGGCTTGTACTAGTTGTCCATAGTTTTTAACACCATTAGCACCAAGTTGAGCTGTAGTATTAAGTACATCTGTCAAGTCATAAACCGTATCATCAGCGTATTTCTTTGAGGCGGTGGTTAGTTTTGTGATTTCGTTACTACTTTTACCCGCAAATTTCATCGTTGATTGGAATTTTTGAATACCATCACTTGCAGTTATAATATCCTGACCAACACCTTCAAATGCTTTACCTAAAACAGAGGCAAAAGCAGTAACAGCAGAAGTAGCCAATGAACCTAAAAATGAGCCAAGCGCAATTTTACCAACACCTAATGAGTGACTAGCTTTATCTGCTGATGTTGAAATTTCATCTAATCCGCCAGTTTTTGCATTTGCTAATTCAGCTTTTAATTTTACGGCTTGACTTTCTGTTGTTTCTATGTCTCGAGTAAGTTTTTGAGCCTTGACACTATTTGCATCAAACCCTGGACTAGCTTGCATACTTGCCAATTGGCTTTTCAACGATTTACTTTTGTTCTGTGTTGCTGTTAATTGGCTCTCTAAAACACTAATATTCTTATTTAAAATACTAGTATCGCCTGTTAATTTGAATGCACTATTTAAGTTTCGTGATTGAGTTGCCAATGAGCGGATATCGCCATTGATTTGAGATATTGATTTCGTAACAGACCCAACATCTGCCCCAATCTTCAATAAATACGATGAACTAGTCGCCATTTAAAAACTCCTTTTGATGGATTACCCAGCTAGTGAGTAAAAAAACGTCTTAGAATGCCGTACAGACACCCATTTATTCTACTTATTATATCATATTTTACGCAATATAAAAAGCCCTAAACAAATGAATGTCAAGAGCTTAATAAATACTATGCGCCCACAACACTCTTAAAATCTGCGGGCTTCAAAATCTTAGTCTTGTATGTGTCGAATACTGTGGCGTTTGCGGTTGTACGAGTGATAATGAATTGCTTAACCAGTCCATTACCAAAATCAAATCCATCAACATTCAAAGTACGAGAGTAGACTTTAGGATTGATTTCATCCTCATCTTCGTCATCACTTTCGGTATAAGCGCCAGATGTTACGCCATAATACACTTCGAGTTTCTTGGTAACTGTTCCCTCATCATCTTGCACGTCCAAAATTCGTTGAACAGAAAACTTAGGATACTTGCCATTATCAGTAAATCCTGTTGAACTAGCCAAATATCCCATTTGCATCATTTCATCTGGCGTATATTGTAAGTTGTCTTGGTCGATAGTCAGAGTTTTAGCGTTAAGTAAAGTCATGTGTGTTTGAGAGTCCGCATAAATCTTTTTACTATCTTGGTCAACGGATGGACTAAACTTTTGTACACCAGTTGAATAGGTAACTGCTCCACTACCATCACCACTCAAACCATAAGTGACCTCTTGTGTACCATGTGTAATTTGTCGTGTATCGTATGCCATGTTTTAATTTTCCTCACGTGAGTTTTATATCTTATGTGTATTATATCATATCATTTAACAGATGTCAAAAATGATTTACCTAGTTGTCTTCGGTAGCTATTGAAAAATCCAGCATTTACTCCCCGCTTATTTTGAGCATTAACAATTTTCATAAATGCTGTCCCCTCTCGTCTATAATCTCTGGTTGGGTAAACAGTAGAGTAGTATTTTCCATGTTTAACTGATACGCCACTTACCATCTGACCGGTTTTTCCTTTAGGAGCTATACTATGCCATACACCAAGAGCGGAATTGGCTTGTGACGAGGCTTGTTGGGCTGTTTTATCTCGCTTTTCTAGGACTTTAGCAATTGCAAATTTCTTGGTACCGTTTGCAATATCAACTATCGAATTAACACGCTTAACCATTAGAGCACCACCACATCTTTTGTATATTGAACTAGAGTGTTAAGGTTTTCATCGATCGCAATTTCAGAGACCTGCGTATATCCCAAATCAGCCAACTCTTCTGAATTATCAACCGTGGCATATACATTCAACGTAACCCGCCAATAATGAGGGGTTCTGTCTGCGGTTCCTTTAGTAGTGAGATAATTTATAATAGCTGATGTATTATCAATCGTATCTAAATCTGCCTTTTGACCATACCAACTAACACT